TGATGCATGGAATAATGTAAGTTATTACGGAATCCAACTTGCAGCGGGAGCAAACTCTCCTGCGGGCTCGGCTTCTGATGTTATCTATTGGGTTGCTGAAAAAGCTGACTCAGTAAATACCATTGTTCCCGTATCATTACAACTGTAATTATTAATTAAGGGAGAGGACGCTCTCCCTTCCTCATAAACTAGGAGTATCTATGTCAGTAAAGAAACCAGGAAATCCAAAACAATTAGTAGCCGCAGAACAAGCAACTCTTGATCATCAATATCAACTGGATCATCAGATGGTACGTGGCGTATTTAAAAGTTTAAAACAAAAGAATTCACCACTTCGTTTTCCTTTTAGAAAATATAAGCAAGATGCAATCAAATTTTATCCTGAAGATATTAAAGGGAAACCACAATATTTTGTAGATGGACGAACCTATGAGATTCCCTTGATGATAGCTAATCATCTTAATAATCGTTGCTATCGTGAAGTCTCACGTAATATGATGACCAATAATCAATATTCCGCGACTCAGTTGCGTGATACATATGGTAATTATTTATATGAAGCACCAACCATTGATAAGGATCATCGTTTTATGTTTGTAAGTACTGATTTTAAACCAGTAAAAGGATGGGAAGAACCATCACAATTGGTTGAAGTTGATAAGAAACTTATCATTTAGCGGAGAATAACCATGGCAGCACCTACGCCAACATTTACCGCGCTTGCGAATCCACCCAATAAGCCCGCATTACGGTTTATAGCAAATGTAACCAATGCTAATCCTGCATTAGTTACTACGACCATACCGCATTTGTATGCTTCAGGAATTATAGCGAGATTGTATATTCCACAAGACTTTGGCATGTATCAAGCGGATCAGTTGTTCGGAGCTATTATAGTTATCAATGCCACACAATTTACGATTGCGATTGATACGTCAACGTTTGATGTCTATAACAATCCTGGTAATAATTTGGCGCGTGCTGCAATGGTAGTTCCTATCGGGGAAATAACGGCTGATTTTTCTTCTGCCTTTACTAATACGCTGCCCAATGCCATACCGATTGTTGATGCAAACATACCCGTACCGCCAAGCTTTATTGGGTATAACCAACTAACCTAAAGGATACTAATGGCAGTTAATCAAACCCCCACCAATTCAACGCTTACTGCAATACAAACAAAAGTAAGAAGAATAACGAGATCTCCTTCCGAGGCCCAATTATCGACGTTTGATCTCAATCAATATATAAATACATCAGTGCTTTATGATTTTCCAGAAACGCTCAGATTATTTAATTTACGAACAAATTTTACTTTCTATACACAACCAAATGTCGATACTTATCAAAGCACTACGAGTGACCCTAATGATCCGCTTTATGATTTTACTAATCGCTATATTACTGTTCATCCGCCAGTGTATGTAGCGGGCATTCAGATTATGTATACCCAATCCCAACAACAGTTCTTTTCTTATTGGCCCGAAAATCAGTTTATGACAACGGTTGGTATGGGAGATGGAGTAACCACAGCTTTTTCAGGAACTTTATCTACATTTCCGGTATTACAAAATGAAGTTAACTTTACATCAATCGATTCGACCGGAGAAGGTTTAGTATTAGCCGATTATCCAGCATCCAACACTACTGGTGCCTTAGGAGTTCCGAATAAATCACAAACATTGCCGTCTCCCTTTGGACAAATAAATTATATAACGGGAGCCTTTACCTTAAATTTCCCTACCGCTCCAGGGCCAAATATACCAGTAAAATGCCAAGCGTGGCCCTATAGACCAGCCATACCAACAATAATGCTCTTTTTTGATGGCAAGTTTCAATTAAGACCAGTACCTGATCAAGTATATCGGGTACAAATGGAAGTTTACGCACAACCAGTACAATTATTAGCATCGGGAGATGTTCCTGCGCTATCTGAATGGTGGCAATATATATCGATGCTCACTTCTAAAAAGATCTTCGAAGATCGCATGGATATGGAATCTGTTCAATTAATAATGCCAGAACTCAAAAATCAAGAGCGCTTAATATTAAGAAGAACACTTGTTCAACAAAGTAATGAGCGAGCCTCTACAATTTATAATTATGGTTCATCAAATGTTCCCTTTAATTGGGGAAATAATTATTGGGGAACCTTTTAATGAGAAATTTTTATAAACAAATTTCGAATTTGAAATAGGAAAAACTATGCCAGGCCCATTTGCTTATCTTAATAATATTCCACAACCTACTGATCAACTTTCAGTCTCTCAGGGACAATTACTTACTAATGCAGCATCTATTAAATCATTAATCGATATAGATCATGTTGATTTTGCATCAGTTGATGCAGGTAAACATAATAAAGTTACTTTTCCAGTTCAAGCAGTTACTCCTACATTTCAGGCAACTGAATTTGGTATATGGAATGAACTTGATCCGATCACTCTGACGAATCAAATTTGGCTCAATAATCCAACTATAGCGCAACAAGTACCATGGGCCCAATCCAATTTTAACAGTATTGGCACTACAAACATTAGAAATGGATATTTTTATTTACCATGTGGATTTTTAGTTAAATTTGGTACAATAGCACCCGTAGCTTCTGGTAATGCTGCTTATGCTTTACCTACTGTTGATTCAGGAGCGGTGGGAATTCCAGCATTTGATACTAAAATAGTATTTGTTGCAGCATGGCCAGTAGTGGTAGGAGGTGTTCAATCAATATCTGCTAATGTACAGGGTGCTTCATTAACGACTATATCCATAAGCAATCAAGGCACCAACAATATTACGTGTTCATTTATAGCTATTGGAATCTAAGGAGTTGCACATGGCATTCGATAAGTTTTTAATAGCTCCATTTAATTCAGGACTGCAGACAAATTTAAGGCCGTTCATGATCATGGATGATGCATTTGAATCTTTGAATAATGCCTATGCCTTTAGAGGAAGAATTAGAAAAAGATTTGGCTCACTTTTGATGGGAAATTCACAATTATTATCCCGATTAAGAGTGCAAGTTGGTACAGTCGGAGCTGCAATATCTCCCGTGCCAGGTTCTCCTGGTTCCGGCGCAATCGGACAGATGTTTTCGGCAGGGCCAGATATATTTACAGTCTATCAAGCAAATGGCGCTATGTTCAGCACAAATCCCGCAGCAAGTGGAACATTTAATATCGCAACGGGAGTATTTACTATTACTGATGCAGGACAAGCAGGAAAACCTATTTATTGGTATCCAGCATTACCGGTTATGGGACTTACCAATTATGAAAAAGGGCCTATTAATAACCAACCTTCATATGCCTTTGATACTAAATTTGCTTATATTTGGAATAATGGATGGTCAAGATCGGGCACGCTATTACTTCATGGTTCTAATCTAAACTTTGTTTGGACATGTAATTGGGAAGGATTAACTCCCGATATAGTAACTATGTTTATTACTAACTTTCAGGTTACCAATCCTAATGGTGCACAAGTACCTAATGATGATCCTATATGGTATACATCTGATGGAAATACGTGGGTGCCGTTAAATGCGCAAGCAGGATCAAACGCATTCTATTTTCTGCCTACCGGATTAGCTCGTTACACAGGGCCTTATGTATTATCAGCAAAGATTATTGTTGCCTTTAAGGATCGATTATTATTACTCAATACAATTGAAAATAATAATAGTTCCCATAATGGGACTGCGGGCACTAATACTGCTTATCCAAATAGAGCACGTTTTTCTTTTAATGGTTCTCCGTTTGCTCAAAATGCGTGGTATGAACCTAATACTTCAGATACTTCAGGAACTGTTGGAGGTCTTTCTAATGCTGCGGGTGGTGGCTGGATAGATGCAACAACTGATGAACAAATTGTGTCCGCAGAGTTTATCAAGGATAGATTAATAGTTTATTTCGAGCGTTCTACCTGGGAAATTGCTTATACGGGTAATGATAAACAACCATTTCTCTTTCAAAAATTAAATACCGAGCTTGGAGCTGAATCCACTTTTTCAGTAGTTCCCTTTGATAAAGATATTTTATGTATTTCCAATGTCGGAGTTCACAGTTGTAATGGTAGCAATGTGGTGCGTATCGACGATTTAATCCCCGATCAGATATTTGAACTTAAAAATAAAGGCCAAGCTACGATGCGCGTAGCAGGCATTCGTGATTATGATGTCGAATGTGTTTATTGGAATTATGTACCCAATACACAAAATGCCTTATTTACTTATCCAAGCAAAGTTCTTTTGTATAACTATCGTAATCAATCATGGGCAGTAAATGATGATGTGGTAACTGCATGGGGATATTTTGAGCAATCAACCGATATAACTTGGTCATCAACATCACTTACTTGGCAAGAATTTACTAATGCTTGGAATGACGGAGTTACACAAGCTCAATCTCGTCAGATTATAGCGGGCAACCAACAAGGTTGGGTCTTTATTGTATTTTCTGATGAAGCACGTAATTCACCATCTATGCAGATTACGAATATGACCAGTGATCCTATAAATGGAGTGATGACCCTTACTATCATTGATCATACTCTTGAAGTAGATCAATATGTGGCATTAGAAAATACCGGTCTTACTATTGTTGGTGTTCCTGATCCATTGCATCCAGGACAAACTTTGAATGTGATATTTCCGGTGATTACGGTAATAGATGCGAATACCATAATAGTGGGGCCTGGAACATTTACAGGCACTTATGCAGGAGGAGGAACCGCAGCGCGTGTTTCTAAACCTCAAATACAAGGCAAGCAATGGAATCCTTATGATAAACAGAATAAGAATGTATATATTCAACGAATAGATTTTGCAGTGCAAGCAACGGAATCTGATCCTCAAGGTATTGGTGGCCAAATTCTGGTTGATTATTCACCTTCATCATCTGATGTATCAATGATCACTGCTTCTATTGTGGGTGTTAATCCAGGAACAGGAATATTAGAAACAAATCCGTATAATCCTATCTATTATCCATTAGAACAATCACAAGATCGCCTGAATCATTCGGTCTACTTACAAACATCCGGAACTTGCGTCCAGATTAATATGTATTTAAATAATCTACAAATGCAATCACCCGTTATAGCATGGGCAGATTTCCAAATGGAAAGCCTTACGCTATACACGCAACCCGTGGGGAGAATGCAATAATGGCTAATAACATCCCAAACATGTTATACTGAATAAATATAAATTTAGGAATAATATGTTAAAGAAAATTTGTAAAAATTGTAATAAAGAATTTTTAAAGAGCTTTTATAAAAGCTCTCCAGGATATTATTGTTCTATGGCTTGTTACAATAAATGCAAAAAAGGGCCATCAATTTTTTGGGATGTAGCCACAGAAGAACAAAAGATAGAAAGATTAAAATATTATTTTGAAAAAAAAGTAATTAGAAAAGAAGGATGTTGGGATTTTAAAGGAGCAAATCGAACTGGTTATGGATTAATGTCATTGAAAGGAAAATTGAAACCTGCACATCGAATATCTTGGATAATTCATAAAGGCAATATACCTAATGGTTTATTAGTATTACATAAA